AAGACCTGCTTGATGATTATTTTTTTCATATTTTAGAATATCTAATTGAGATATGTTTTCTATATCGAGCGAATGTTCTTTTTTATAGTGACTTACACAATCATGTATCTTTTCTTTTACTGCGTTTAAACAAATTACCTCACCAAATGTTTTGGTGTCTAAAATACTTCTCGATAGACAATTTCTTGTATCTTTGTCCACACCTCCCACGGTTCTTGCGTCCTCATAATCATTGTCAAAATAAGAGATAATTTTTTTACAAAAAGTTTGGGGTATTAGTTTTTTAATTTCTAATATGTATTCTTTCATTTTTTATTTATACACAAAATTACTTAGTAAGTAATACTGTGTGCAGCAAGATAATCTGTTCTCGCTGTGTCGGCGGCTGTAGTTGCAGATGTTACTGCTGCTGAATCATCCTCTGCCCCCGCATCTGAATGAGCACTATAAGTTGAGTTATATGTGGACGACCAAGTATTTTGAGCTTCTGCTCTTATAACAACATTTGTGGCCCATTGAGGGAAAGAAGAAATAGACTCATTATCTCTTGTATCAGTAAACTCAATCGTGCCTGTGTTCGTTGTAGCATCCCACTGCAAAGCATGAATACTGCTATCAATTTCTGTGTGAGATCTTATATTTAGTTGAATATTGTCATCTAGGTATACATCTGACTCAGTATTTCCAGTGCCTTTAGCTGGGCCATCTCCTGTTAAAGATCCACCAGCATCAAAAATTATTGTAATTCTACTTTGAACTGTTGTGTTGTTTACGGTTGTTGCCATTTTTTTTTACCTTTTTAGTTGTAGCCTTTTTGGGCTTCTTATTTACTTTTACCTTATTATTACTTAGTTGTAAAATAGTTTTATCCTCTTTTGAGGGGTCTTGTTGATCTATAGCCTCTTGATGTTGTCCGATCATTTCAAATATGGAACTAGCCACTCCCATAGCTTTTTGTGCATCTCCACTGTGAGCTAATACTTTAGTCATAACACTGTTTGATCTTACCATTTCATTTCTAAATGATTCTGTGGCTGCACTTGTCTTCATAATTTGTTGTGAATTTTCGACTAATAACAAAGGGATCCACGCTATGGAACAGCCCCACTCTTGAACATCTAATCCTGTTTGAGGATGTTTACCTTGCAGCATGTTGTACCAAACACATCTATGTTTTATGCACTTCTTTTTTAGGAGAGGGCACTGACCATCTGGGTCAAATATTGGCATTAATCTTTAGCTGCGATAATTACGTTAGCGAATTTAAGATCCATGCCTGGTATTGAAAAGCTAGAGCTCCCTGTAGTCGCAGAAGTAAGGGTTCCGCTGAATGGGTGAGTATGACTACCGCCACCACCAGCAGAGTTTGTAGTAGCATCAACTCTATTCGCTTGGTTACCAGGACCACAGGTTCTAAAATCATATGAAGCGCCTTGGTTACCGGGAGAAACGTTCGCTTGATATGGATGACTGTGTGATGCTAATTCAGGAGTTGATAAAGTGTGGCCTCCCACTGTTCCACTCACTGATCCTGAAACAGTTAAACTTTTTGACTCTGTTGTTCTTGAACTACCAAATGTTGTTTGGAAAGTATCACTACCACCTGTACCTCCGCCGGTTCCAACTACAACACGCATGGCCGCATTGGCTAATTCTGTAGCTGTGTCCTGAGTCCAACCTGTCGGTGCAGAAGCCTGAAAGAAAACTTGTTTAGTCCCTGAAGGAAAAGGGTCAACGCCTGTTAAGTTCGATCCATCACCTGTGTAAGTTGTAGCAGATACCGCACCATTGGTTCTTAAAATAATGTTGCCACCCCCGCTTGTTACATCTCCTTTGAAAGTTGTTGCACCTAATTTGTCAACTGCATTAAACATTTTAAAATTAGCAGAACCATCATTATAAACATGTGAGTATGCCCCTTGTGCTATCTGAATACCGTTTGCTGTATGACCTGTAGCAGCGATAGTTAAAGTTTGTGAACCTGTTGTGTTATTGAAGAAAACATATTCACCTTCTACAGCAGGCACTAATACTTTGATATCACCTGTAAGTGCACCGGTTAACTCGATAACTTTATTAGCGGACTCAGTGCTTGGGTCAGCGTCGGCTGTAGTGAGCGTAACATCTGCTGAACCAGCAACGGATTTTGATAGATATCCTCCACCAAAAGCATCAACCACGTCTAAGTTATTATTAGTTCTTGTACCCCAGGTGTTGGCGTTTGCGCCAGTTTCCATTTTTTCGAGTTTGAATCTAGATGTAAATGTACTTGCCATGTTTATACCTCTCTAAAATATATCTTTTTTTGTTATTCTAGCAACACTTTTTATGCTGCATTAACCTCTGTCCAAGTGTTACTTGCTCCTGTTACGACATTTGCCCAAGGTGTACTGAATGTATCGCTTACGTCTATGGACATGCTTAGTCCAGTAATATCAACCACTGCTGTGCCTGTGGCTGTTTCTGTGCCTTCAGCAAATGTTAACGCTACGGTGGAGACACTTACAATAACACCAGTTCCCACTTCAACAGTCTCAGTTCCTAACGTAAAGCTGCTAGATAAACTACCAAGAGTTACTAAGGCATCTGCCTCTGCTACGGCGGTTCCAAGCGATGTTGTTGCAGAAACACCAACGGGATCTACTTGCGTAAAGATATCTATTACAGGTGTTCCTATTGCAAAATCTAACTGATCAGAAGGGGCTATAACATCTATATTACCTTCACCTGTTATTCCAGAAGCACCTGATAAAGCTGCTCCCATCGTTAAAGCAGTCGGATTTACTAGAGCAGTTGCCTCTGAAACCTCCAACGCACCGGCTGCCGAGGTCATAGATAGACCAGTCACAGAGACTATTACACCGGTGCCAACTGATTGAGTTGTTGTGCCTAATGATGTGGACATTGAGAGTCCACTTACGTTAGTAATAAATTCTATATTCTCGTTCCAGGCAAAAGATCCCCACGATCCTCTGCCCCATCCTGCATCTACAGTTCCTGATCCTGCTTCATCACCAACGGCAAAAGATACAGATAAGCTTCCTAAAACGACCCCTGCTCCCTCTTCAATAGCTAACGCACCAGATAATTGTGTTTCAAATGATACACCAGTAGGTGATATTACGTGTTCTGGTTCAGCTGTAGGAGTGCCTAAAGTAGATGTAAGTGTGACTGGAGAAGGCGGTACAGAAACATCAGCAGTCGCTGACGCTGTGCCTAACGCTATTGTTGACGAAACACCTGTAAGGGTTACAGTGACAGAGCTCTGTTGCCCCCAAAAGCCTTGCCCCCACGTGCCCTCATTCCAAGCATCTGCCATGGTAATGACCTCCTATATTAAGATAGTCTTAATATAGCACTTGAAGCATCGTTAGTTGGGAATGCGATTGTGAATGTACCGTTTGTTGATGTCTTTACACTACCAAAATCTAAAACTGCAATAGCTGCATTTGTATTACTTGATGATCTATTATAAATCAAAGCTGCTTGAGCAGAAATTGTTGCTGAAGTAAAACTTACGTTTGCAAAATCAACAAATGCTGTTGATGCTGTTGCGCTTGTTTTGGTTAAGCCAATGGTTGCACTTGTTAAAGTTGCCCCACCACTAGCATAGGTTCCTGAGTTTCCAACTTCATTGGTAGCTGAAAACGCTGTTGTGTTTCCATTTAATGTTGCAGAGCTAGTGTAGAGAGCAAGATTAATTGTATCATTGTCGATATCATGATCTCCCGCTAGCAACTCCTGTTTAAAGGATGCACAGACTGCTTGGTTTATTGTCATAATTTATGCCCTCCTTAGGCTTTTGGGTCTGCTGACGGTAAAGGTACTCTCAGTACACCATCAGTATACTCATCTCTTCGTTTACGTCCCATTTGCTCATTAGCAAAAGCCTGAAGAGCTGTTTGGAACTTCTGTGTGTATAATTGCATATCTTGTGTATTTTTCAAGTATGAATACGCTTCTGACACTACACCGTAAAGCAAAACTTCTGGTGCATTATTAGAAACAAAAGTTGTCGTAGATGTTGAACCTGAACCATTACCCAATCTTTCTGGAGTCTCAGAGTACCATAGCTCTACTGTATAAGCTGCATTTGGAGTAGGTGCCACTATTAATGTACTAGAGTCCCAATTAGCCCAATACTTAGGTTCACCATTAAAACTTGTATTTGATGTAGATCTTTGAACTGCAAATTCATCAATAAATGTTGTGTCCACTTGCTCTAACCACTCTATTGTACCGTCAGATTTGTGCAGTTGTAAACCTCTTGCAAATCTAAAACCGCCCTCAGGGCCCGATACATCTAGAAAGGAATTATTAGCTATAAATGCTGATGTGGCATATCTTCTTTGTGAATCTGAATCTAAAAGTCTATCTATTTGATTCTCTATGTTTGTAATAAAAACATTAACTACAGAGTTAGATAATACATCGGATGTAACCTCTGTATAATTTCTAACATTATCTAAAAGTTCAGAATAATTCATGATATCACCACAGTCACTGTACCAATACTTGATCCAATTAGCAACTCTGTGCTTTGGGTAGACGGCACCATACCGTCTGATTCAAAAGCTGAATCACCTGGAGCACCGACAAAAACAGTAACGGGTTCTTGTCTTGCTGGTCTAGGGTCTCTTAATGCTATTGCGTCTGCTGGATGATGACCTGGATCTAATTGTGGGTGTTTAGGTTCAAAACAGTCAGGACATGTAAAAAGTCCATTCCATTCTTGTCTTAGTTGTAAGTATTTATATTGTTGTCCGCATCTATCACATAAAGCTATAGCACGATTACCATTTGCAAAGGTCATGTTTTACCCCACGTAAAAACTTCTAGGCACAATATTTACAGATGTTGATTGACTATCCTCTGTTAATGCTCTTTGTAATTCTGCCTCATATCTTCTTTCTAACTCTTGTGATCTTTCTGGTGCTATCTCTTGTCCAAGATAGTAAGCTAATCCTGCTACAGTGCATGGTAAAAATCTAAAAGGTGCGTCTGGCTCATTTGTGTAAGCACCCACGTCTTCTATTCTACCAACATAAAAATAATTTATTTGTGTGTCTGTTTCATTAGGTGTTTGATAGAGATTTATTTCAACGTTTGATAAATTTCTCTGTACAAAGTATTGACTTGGTTGTCCTTGTTCAAATTTATTAGGTACGTTCTCATATTCAGATCTAGATATCTTTGTCATGCTAGTATCTGTTGTTGTATTACCACTAATCTTTCTAAAAACTAATTCTAAAACGTCTGATGCATCAGACGGAGCAGTGTACGTGGTAGTCCCTGCTGTGAGATTTTGTGTGTGATTTTTAACTTTCCATAAATGAATACCCCGATTACCCCACTCTGAAAACAGCAAGTTTAAATTATCCCTTGCTGCTTGCAGTTCATAACCTGTTCTCATAGACTTACCACAACGAGCGTAAGCACGTTCAATGATGCTATCAAAA